GGCGATTCCTTGCTTGAGCTTGCAGTGGGACGTGCAGGCGATCTACTGAAGTGGAAGAGGACCAAGCCGTCGCTGGTTGTGGGTATTGATTCGTCCTCAGCGTGCCTGCTATCACCTCGTCAGGGAGCGTGTGTCCGCTATTTGAAGGAGAAGATGAATCACCCAAATGAGTATCTGCCTCCAGTGCTCTTTATCAATGGCGACATGACCAAGCCCCTCTTTGAGGGCGATAACAAGTATGCAAATATCGTCACAGGAACTGAGCCGGCTCCTACACCGTATCTGTCTAAGTTCGCAGGGCACACGGAGTTTGACGTCATCTCCTGCCAGATGGCGATTCACTATGCATGCGAGTCCGAGGAGACATTCAAGGTCTTCGTCTCTAATCTGGAGAACCACGGAAAGGGTATGTTCTTCGGAACATGCTTGGATGGTGCAGCAGTCTATGCCCTGATGCTGGGCAAGAAGAGCCACATGTTCCGCGCGGGTCGTCAGATCTTTGGCGAGTTTGTCAAGGAGTATGACGATGGAACGGGATGGACAGAGGAGTTCGGTCAGGCAATCTCGGTCAAGCTGGAGAGCTTTGAGCAACCTCAAAAGGAGTATCTGGTCCCGTTTGAGAAGATGACGGCTGTTCTCAAGGAGGCTGGATACGATCTGATTGGAAGCACGATGTTTGCCGATCACTATTCCGATCAGAACAGCGTCACGCTCACCCAGGAGCACCAGGCATTCAGCTTCCTCCACCGAAGCTTTGCATTTGAGAAGTCCAAGGAGCCCAAGAAGCCCAAGGAGACAGAGAAGCAGGAGGTCACGCTTCCAGTAGCCCCGCCTGAGCCCGAGGTCAAGGACGAGCGCTCGGAGCAGGAGAAGCCGTCTGAAGCAAAGGCCTTGCCCAAGAAGAAGATCATCAAGAAGGTGGCTGAGCCTGGCGCCGAGCCGGTCCTGTTCTTCGGAGCCGATGAGGGTAAGGGCGAGTGGCGCGTGCTCTCCAATATGCACGAGGCTCCCTTCCAGATTGACTCCATCACCTTTCCTACGGTGGAGCACTACTTTCAGTGGGCGAAGGCTAAGCAGTTCGGCGATGGAGCCAGTGCTGATAAGATTCTGAAGACTCCCTCGCCCAAGGCTGTGAAGGCGCTTGGCAAGAAGGTCAAGGACTTTGTCAAGGAGGAGTGGGACAAGACCAAGGACGGTATTATGCGCATGGCGGTGAAGGCTAAGTTTATTCAGCATCCCGATCTGAAGACAAAGCTCTTGGAGACTGGGAAGCGACCGATCGGCGAGGCCTCTGCTCGCGACAAGTACTGGGGCATCGGAACCTCTGCAGATACGTCCAAGGCAAACGATCCATCCAAGTGGCCGGGCAAGAATGTGTTGGGTAAGATGCTTATGGAACTGCGGACAGAACTTACGCAGTAAAGAAAGGGAATAGAATAATGAAATATCCAAATATCCTCTTCTTCCGAGACGAAGAATATGCTGCAATTGACACATTCCTCGCAGTGAATGAAGAGAAACTTAACTGCACGATTAATCCAACCTCCAATCCGGAGGATGTTCTCAAACTTTTTGATGTAAATTATCACCTCATCGTCACCTATGGAAAGTCAGAAGCAGAGTATTATGGGCGAATGGGACACTTGGTGAACCGCATGCGCATGAGATGGCTTCACTTTTCCGAAAATATTAAGGACATTAATGCCTTTAATCGCGGTGTTAACTATTGCTACATTCACAACTGTTTGATCCCTCAGCAACTGACACGTCCGATCTTTTCGGTGTTCACCACCTGCTACAACTCGTATAACAAGTTCTATCGTCCGTATAACAGCCTCAAGGCACAGTCACTCAAAGATTGGGAATGGGTGGTTGTGGATGATTCTCCGGATGATAAGCATTTCGAGTTTCTGCGGGCACTTGCAAAGAAGGATCCTCGCATTCGCCTCTATCGCAGGTCAGAGAATAGTGGAAACATTGGAAATGTGAAGAATGAGGCAGCTTCGATGTGCAGGGGCAAGTATGTTCTTGAACTCGATCACGACGATGAGATTCTAGTTGACTGCCTTGCAGATGCCACCAAGGTCTTTGATGAAGATCCTGATGTTGGATTTGTGTATATGGACACAGCTCATCTCTATGAGAATGGCAATACACACTCGTATGGTGATCACTTTGGTCTTGGATACGCAGGATACTACTGTCAAAAATACAATGGAACGTGGGTGAATGTGATTTCAACACCCAATATCAATAACTATACATTGTCACACATTGTCGGCGTTCCTAACCACCCTCGTATGTGGCGTCGTTCAACTCTAAACGAGATGGGAAACTACTCAGAGTTTCTGCCAATCTGTGATGATCTTGAACTCTTGCTCAGGACGGCCGTGAAGACCAAGATGGCTCGTGTGCACAAGCTTGCGTATATTCAGTATATGAACGATGGATGGAACAATTTTTCACTGATCCGAAATTCAGAGATCAATCGTCTAACTCCTCACCACATTGTTCCCCAGGCCTACAAGGAGTTTAAGGTGGACGATATTATGCGTGAAAAGAATGGGTTCGAAGAGCCTACTGAGAATTGGTGGACATTGCCGATGTGGAAGCGTGAGAACTTCACGAACAAGTATTGTAATGCACTGATCAATCTCAACTACAAAAAGCAGTACTGTATTCTTGGCTACAAGTGTCTGATGGAATGCATAAAGGATGTTCGCACCCTTTATGAAAACCCCGAAAATGACTTCTTGGTGTTGGAGAATAGTATGCCTAAGGAAGATCTCTGCGCAATCCTTGATGAACTGAAGCTAAGTCGGATGAAGTGTTATGCAATGTCAGACTGCACCTGGGATCAGCTCTATAAGTACTTCTTTTTGGTCTACAAGAGCACCGATGCACATGAGGTCTGGAACTCTAACGAGTCTGCCTATAGTACTCTTCATATGACATCGTCGATGCCTGCGGTTGCGCCGGCGCCAGATCTGGAACAAACCGTTGAGACAGCTTAGTTCCGATCACCTGGGTGGCCTGTTCAGGCGTGATCTCACCCCTTTCAATCTTCCGCTTCAGTGCAAGCATCTCAAAAAAGGTAGAGTCAAGGCGATCCTCTGCATGCATCTGAAAAAGGGAGGGGTAATTAAAATACAGAATCTTGTTCTCCTCTTGAAGCTTCAGTTCGTATTGAATCTTATTATCTTTCAGGTGAGCCCACTTTGCCTTGGATCCATCCATATTGCGAACATGTGCCTGGATCTGCGTGGCGGTAAGATCTTCATCATTGATTCCGCGCACACCGGCGGACACTTCGGCTTCAGTCAATTCACGAGTTGTTTGGGGCATACCTATACTCCAACCAATGGCTTTAACTTGGTCATTAATGACGCACATTCGTCGTGAGTGGTCATTCCGGTCAAGATAATCTGACCCGTGCGAAAGACCTTTGCAATCCACTTGGTCTCTGGAAAGTAGATCTTCACCGCGGGATAGACTGCCGGCTCATAGACTGTTGTGACGCCCTTTCCACGCAGGGACGCATACAACGCATCACGAGACAGATTCTTCGTATCCACCAGTTTCGTCTTGTAGTTCATCAAGACCACACGACGAACATCAGTCCATTCTCCAGAAATCACAGCTCCAGGACAATGCTCCAGGATGTGTGTGCGCAACCGCGTAGTCACATCTCGGTCATAGGACTCATCAAGAACGCCCGTGATGTGAAACACGCCGTTCTGGAAGATTTTAACGGTGATCTCCTTGCGAGGAAACTTCCCATTGCCGTCAGACATGACAACGACTGTAATTGAATTATGTCCAAATCCGGTTGTGCGCTTAGGTGGAGTTGTCTTTGCCCTTCGCTTGATGAGGTCTCGCTTTGATGATCCCCTCTTCAGAACACCCTGCTTTTCGATCTTGATGACCGAATCCGTAAGGGGAAGATCCTGAACTAGCGTGTCGGTGTTGAGGCGAACCCCCATCGTATACAAGACGACCATTGTTGTGAGTGTTGGCTGATCCATTGGGTTCGACTGTGTAGACCCAATCGATTTCGTTTTTCCAGGCCTGAGAGAGTGAAAATGGGAATTGTGTAATTAAAATACAGTTAAATTGACGGATTGCTTTTCGCAAGACAACTTCTTCATGTGGCGTTAACATCCACCCATCTAGATATCCAAACCAAAGAACGCCTGTTGTTTGATGTGCAGTGATATCCAATACAGTATCCATCCATTTATCAAGGGGAAGAATTGACAAATCAAAACATCCAGGTGGTTTGGGTAGTTTATAGGTGTAGACTGTCAACATACTTACCTTTCTACAAAGGTGTTTAAGCGTTACGATCGGCCGTATGAGGCCAGTTAATTGTGCTCTTCAGGGCGGCCGCCTGCTCCACCGTCAGACGACAGTTACAAGCTCCAGCAAGCAGGGGCTTCTTGCACGTCTGGCAACAGTTGCTGTAATATCCATTACCATAGGTCTGACGAGCAGCCTGGATCTTCGATAGCTCAGCGTCGGCTGCAAGCTTATCGTTAAGTTCCGGAAGCTGAGACGATGACAAGCACGGCATCGTGTTCGTGATCTGCGAGGCTTTTGCATTGATTGTCTGTTCGGCTTGTGCCAAGGCCTGTCCTGCAGTGTATTCTGTATACATCGGCGCATCCAGAACCGTGTGACCACCTCCGTGTAGAAAGCCAGACGCCGAACGAGTCGAGGGTGCATTCAAAACCAGAGCACAGGCTGTATTTGCCACACGAGTTTCCAGATTTCCAGAGGCAGCA